GAGCGGCTCGGGTCAGCTCGACAAGATCGTCATCCCGCTGCACGAGCTCGCCGCCATGCCTCGCGCCAGCCAGCGCCTGCTGGACGACAGCGCCTTCGACATCGAGGCCTGGATCGCCGAGCGCATCGCCGAGAAGTTCGGCCGCGCCGAGAACGCCGCCTTCGCGACCGGCGACGGCGTCGACAAGCCCACGGGATTCCTGAACTACCCCCAGGCGCCGGTCGCGACCGCCGACTGGGGCTCTCTGGGCTATGTCGTCACCGGTCAGGACGGCGCCTTCAACCCGGTCGATCCCGCTGACGCGCTGGTGGACCTGGTCTACAGCCTGGGCGCCGCTTACCGCGCCGGGGCGGTGTTCGCCATGAACTCCCGCACCGCAGGCGCCGTGCGGCGCATGAAGGACGCCGAGGGCCGCTTTCTGTGGACCGAAAGCGTCGCGGGCGGCGAGCCCTCCCGCCTGCTGGGCTACCCGGTGCTGACCGTCGAGGACATGCCGGACATCGCTCCCGGCAGCGCATCGATCGCGTTCGGCAACTTCCGCGCCGGCTACACCATCGCCGAGCGGCCCGACGTGCGCATCCTGCGCGATCCCTTCACCGCCAAGCCGAACGTGCAGTTCTTCGCCCGGGCTCGCGTCGGAGGCGCCGTGACGGACTTCGCCGCGATCCGTCTGCTGCGCTTCTCCGCGACCTGAAGGCGCTAGGGGCGCGCAAGCGCGCGTCCCGCGGGACAGACACTCCGACGGCGCCGCCCCGGCGGCGCCGATCGCGTCCTCATTTCTGTATTTGCTGGAGTCCGGGATGCTGATCGACCTGGCCAAGCCGCCGGCCCCCGCGCCGGCGGTCCAAGACCTGCGCGCCCGCCTGCGCCTGCCCGAGGGCTTCGCCATCGATGCCGAGCAGCAGCGCAAGCTGGAGGGGCTGGTGACGCTGGCCCTGCGCGTGATCGAGGAACGCACCGGCCACGCGCTCCTGCGCCGCTCCTTCGTTCTGCGCAGCGCCGCCTGGAACGCGGAGGGCGCGCTGTTCCTGCCGCGGCAGCCGCTGCACGCGATCGAGACCGTCGAGATCGAGCGCGAGAGCGGCGGCCGCGAGACGCTGACGCCCGCGAACTGGCGCCTGACCCGCGTCCGCGGCGAGACCGCCCTGCAACTTTCTCGCGCGCCGGTCGACGGCTTCGCCGAGGTACGTTTCGAGGCGGGCCACGCCGCCGACTGGTCGGACGCCCCAGAGGATCTGCGTCAGGCGGTCGTCGAGGTCGCCGCAACCTATTTCGAACCCCCGATCAGCGACGGCGGCCCCCCGCTGTCGGCCGCCGCCGCGGCGCTGCTGGCGCCCTATCGAAGGATTCGGCTGTGAAGCCCCCGGCGCTGACGCGGCTGCTGACGCTGGAGCGCCCCGTCTCCACCCCCGACGGCGGAGGCGGCGCGACCGTGGGGTGGGAGCCGATGGGCGCGATCTGGGCCGAGGTGCTGCCGCGCCGCGGGGCGGAGCGTCTGATCGACGAGGCCGCCCGCGGCTCGGTCGTCACCCACCGCATCCGCACGCGCTGGAGCCCCCACGGCGCGCCCTCCCGCCCCGCGGCGGCGCATCGCCTGCGCGACGGCGACCGGGCCTATGCGGTCGCCGCCGTCACCGAGGCCGATCCGCACAACGCGTATCTCTTGATCTGGGCCACCGAAGGGCCGGCGCAGGGGATCGGGTCATGAGCCTCGCCCTGTCCTGGCCGCTGCAGCGCGGCCTGGTCGCCGCGCTTTCGGCGCATCCGGTCATCGCCGCCGAGATCGGCCCGCGCATCTTCGACGCGCCGCCCCACGCCGACGCCCTGGGCGACGCTGCGCGCCCCTGGCTGCTGATCGGCGAGGAGACAGTGGCGCCGTGGCCGGGCGCGGCGGAGGGCGCGGCTATCCACGTCCTTGCCCTGTCGGTGGTCGGCGCCGACGCCGGTTTCGGGCGGCTGAAGCAGGTCGCCGCGGCGATCTCGGAGGCCGCCCTGAGCCTGAGCGGCGGTGCGGGCTTTCGCATTGCGCTCGCCCATTTTATCGACGGCGCAGCCCGCCGCGGGCCCGACGCGGGGCTGCGCAGGATCGATCAGCGCATCCGCTTCCACGCGGAGCCGGCCTGAACCGGCTTCGCATGACCTTGACCCATCAGCACGGAGTTCCGACATGGCTGCGCAGCGCGGCAAGGACATTCTGATCAAGCTGGACGCCCAGGCGTCGGGCGACTTCGACACGATCGGCGGGGTGCGCGCCACCCGCATCGCGCTGGACGCCGCGCCGGTGGACGTCACCACCGCCGAATCCGCCGGGCGCTGGCGCGCGCTGCTGGCAGGGGCGGGCCTGCGCACGGTCAGCGTCAGCGGCTCGGGGCTGTTCAAGGACAGCGCCTCGGACGCCGCATTGCGCACCGTCTTCTTCGACGGCGCCACGCCGCCCTTCCAGTTGGTCATCCCCGATTTCGGCCGCATCGAGGGGCCCTTCCAGATCACCCGGCTGGAATACGCCGGCGACCACGACGACGCCGCCACCTTCTCGGTAAGCTTGGAGTCCGCCGGCCCCGTGGCCTTCACGCCCTTCGCGGAGGCCGCATGACCCTGTCAAATCCCCTGCGCGGCGAAGTGGTCCTGCGGGTCGAGGGCCGCGACCGCATTTTGCGCCTGAGCCTCGGCGCGCTGGCGGCGCTGGAGTCCTCGCTGCAGGCCGATGGGCTGGTGGCGCTGGCCGAGCGGCTGGAGCGCGGCGGCGCCCGCGCCGACGACGTCATCGACATCCTGACCGCAGGCTTCCTAGGGGCCGGCGCGTCGCTGAGCCGCGAGGAGGTCGCCGCCCTGCGCATCGACGGCGGGGCGGCGGCCGCGGTGGGCGCGGCCATGGCGCTGGTGGCGCTGGCCTTCGGCGAAACGTCGTGAGCCGGCGCGGCCCGGATGCGATGGACTGGCCGGCGCTGCTACGGCTGGCGCTGGGCCGGTTGCGCCTGTCGCCGGACGCGTTCTGGACCATGACCCCCGCCGAGTTTCGCGCCGCGCTGCACGGCGCGGGGCTCGGCGGCGAGGACGCGGGCGCGCTGGCCCGCGACCGGCTGGCCGCGCTGATGCGCGCGCACCCCGACCGAGAACCCGACCACGAGGACGCCCCATGACCGACAGCCCCGAAGCGCTGGCCCGCGCCGGCGACAGCCTGCGCGCCCAGCTGCGCGACGCGGCGCGCGAGATGGAGGGCGCCGACCGCGCCGCCCGCGCCCTGTCGCAGGGCGTCGGCCAGGGCCTGCGCCGCGCCATGGACAACGCCCTGTTCGGCGCCGACCGCTTCAGCGACGTCGTCCGCGGCCTGGCCCGCGACATGGCCCGTGGGGCCCTGCGCGCCGCCGTGACGCCCGCCGCCGACGCCGTGGGCGGGGCGGTTGGCGGCGCCGTCTCGCAGGCCGTGGGCGGAGTGCTGGGCGGCGCGACCTCCGGCGCCGTGCGCGCCTTCGCGAAGGGCGGGGTGGTCGAGCGCCCCACCGCCTTCGCCATGCCCGGCGGCGCCGGGCTGATGGGCGAGGCCGGGCCTGAGGCGATCCTGCCGCTGGCGCGCGGGGCCGACGGCGCGCTGGGCGTGCGCGGCGGGGGCGTGACGATCAACCTGACCGTCTCCACCCCCGACGCCGACGGCTTCCGCCGCTCCGGCCCCCAGATCGCCGCCTCGCTGGCGCGCATGGTCGAGCGCGGCCGGCGCAACCTCTGACGCCATCGCAGGACAGGGATCCGACCCCATGAACTTTCACGATGTTCTGTTTCCCGCCGCGCTGTCGATGGGCTCCACCGGCGGGCCGGAGCGGCGCACCGACATCGTCGCGCTGGCGGGCGGCCACGAGGCGCGCAACACGCCGTGGGCCCATGCGCGCCGCCGCTACGACGCGGGGCTGGGCCTGCGCGGGCGCGACGACCTGCACGCCGTGCTGAGCTTCTTCGAGGCGCGCATGGGCCGCCTCTACGCCTTCCGCTGGCGCGACTGGGCCGACGACCGCTCCTGCGCGCCCTCGCGGGCGCCGCGGGCCGACGACTGCGGGATCGGCGTGGGCGACGGGGCGACGACGACGTTCCGGCTCTCCAAGACCTACGAGCCCGGCCCCCACGCCTATGTCCGCCCCATCGACAAGCCCGTGGCCGGCAGCGTGCTGGTGGCCGTGGACGGCGCGCCGCAGGCGCCGCTGACCGACTTCACCGTCGACCACGCCACGGGGCGCGTCGCGCTGGCGGTCCCGCCGGCTCCGGGGGCGGCGGTGACGGCGGGCTTCCGCTTCGACGTGCCCGCGCGCTTCGACGCCGACCGGATCGAGATCTCCATCGCCGCCTTCGACGCGGGCGCGATCCCCTCGATCCCGGTGATCGAGGTCCGGGTCTGATGGTCGCCCTCGATCCTGCCCTGCAGGCGCATCTGGACGGCGGCGCCACCACGCTGTGCGACTGCTGGATCATCCGCCGCGCCGACGGCCTCGCGCTGGGCGTGACCGACCACGACGGACCGCTGACCGTGGAGGGCGTGCTCTGCCGCCCCCAGGGGCAGGCGCAGGCGGGCGTGACCGAAAGCGCGCTGGGCATGGCCGCGGACAGCGTGGAGCTGCTGGGCGCGCTGAGCGCCGACGCGATCACGGCCGAGGATCTGCGGGCGGGCCTCTATGACGGCGCGCGGATCGAGCGCTGGCGGGTGAACTGGGCCGACCCGAACCAGCGCCTGCGCGGCTTCGCCGGCCGGCTTGGCGCCGTCACCCTGCGCGGAGTGGCCTTCGCCGCCGAGGTGATGGGGCCGGAACAGGCGCTGAATCGCGTCACCGGCCGCGCCTATCTGCGCACCTGCGACGCCGATCTGGGCGACGCGCGCTGCGGCGTCGATCTGGACCGCCCCGACCGCAGCGGACGGGGCGCGGTCGCCGCCGCCGCGGGCGCCGCCGTGGTCCTGAGCGGGCTGGACGCCATCTCCGCCGGCGCGCTGGCCCATGGCGTCCTGCGCTGGGAGGGCGCGCCGCCGCTGCGCCCCGCCCGCATTCGCGCCGACGTGGCGACGCCGCAGGGTCGCCGCCTGTCGCTGGACGCCGCGCCGGAGGGCGACGTGACCGGCCGGACGGTCGCCGTCGAGGTCGGCTGCGACCGCACGCTCGGCGCCTGCGCCCGCTTCGCCAACGTCGCGAACTTCCGCGGCTTCCCGCATCTGCCCGGCGACGACTGGCTGACCGCCGCGCCGCAGCCCGGCGGTCGCCACGACGGGGGCCGCCGCGATGGCTGACGCCTTCACGCCCACCCAGACGGCCGCCGTCGCCGAGGCCCGCCGCTGGATCGGCACGCCTTTCCTGCACGGGGCGGCCGTCCGCGGCGCCGGGACGGACTGCCTTGGCCTGATCCGCGGCGTCTGGACCGCCCTGCACGGCGCCGCCCCCGCCGCGCCCGCCGCCTACGCGCCGGCCGACCGGATGCGGCCCGACGAAGGCGCGCTGGAGGCCGGCCTGCGCCGCCATTGCGCCGCGCTGCCCGGACCCGCCCATGGCGCCGTCGCGTTGCTGCGGCTGCGCGACGGCGTCGCGCCGCGCCACGTCGGCGTCCTGGCGCTGGACGGCCCCGCGCCGGCGCTGATCCACGCGCTCAGCCGCCGGGGCGTCGTGGTGTCGCCGCTGCCCGCCGCCTGGGCGCGCCGCATCGTCGCCTGTTTCGCCTTTCCGGAGATCGCCTGATGGCCA